GGGCGGGAAGGCCAAGTACCTGGAGGACAACCTCAAGGAGCAGGCCGACCGCTATCAGGGCAATCTCAACGACCATCTGCGAGGCGCGCTGACATGATTCTGCTTCGCCTGGAGGCTACGCAGAACGATGGCTCTGCTCATTGATCAACTCGCGCTCTACCTGGAGAGCCAAGGCGAGGGAATGGTGGGGACAGACCTGTTCAGGCTTCACCGGCCCTCCTCGCCCCTTGCCTGCGTCAGCTTGCACGCCACCGGCGGCTATCCGCCGGATCGCTACACGGAACGCGAGCACCCCACAGTCATGCTCTTCGCGCGGGCGGCGACTCCTGATGCAGCCCTGCGAAAGGCTTACAGCCTCTACGGCAAGCTGCACCGCAAGCAGAACCTGGACCTCGGCGGAGGCCTGTGGGCGCTCACCATCGAGGCGGTGGCGAGTCCTGCATACACGGGAACGGAGCAGGCCGCCAACCAGACTGCGCATCTCGCATCTTTCAACATCGCGCTCGACCTGCGGAGGCCGTCAACGCCGTAGGCGGGGCATGAAGGAGGAACTGACGTGGCAACCATCACGGAGGTGTATCCGAGTTACGCGAAGGCGGGAGACTCGGCGATCACCATCATCGGCACGGGGTTTCAGGACACCCCCAACCTTAGCAAGGTCTACCACCGCAAGCACGGCCAGACCACCTGGGAGGATGTTGACCCGGCGCGCGTGACCTTCGTCTCGGCGACGGAACTCACCATCGCCATCGACGCGGCCAACACCGACGGCTGGGACAGCGGCCTCAACGACGTGGGCGTCTCCGACTTCGGCGACGCGACTCCCGACGAGTCCGTGGCCCAGGCCCTGTTCTTCTACGTCGCGGGGGCCTATTCGCCCGATGACGTGATCAAGGGCGCGGTGGAGGAACTCTACATCGAGGGGCTGTTCATGGGCCACACCCACGGCTCCCTCGATGTCGAGCACGGCGTCGAGACCTCGGACATCGAGGTCGACCAGTCGCTGCTGCCGGTGCGGACCATCAAGGCGGGCGAGACGTTCTCCCTCGCGGTGCCGCTGGCGGAAGTCACCCTCGAGCACATCAAGGAGGTTTGGGGCATCTCCGCCTCCATCGAGGACCTGGGCACGGACCGGCGCCGCCTGACCTTCGGCGGCGACACGGCGATCACCGAGAAGTCGGTGATGCTGGTGCTGCCCGCCGGCTCTGGCAAGAAGTTCGCCCTCACTTTCTACCGGTGCGCGGTGCTGGCGTCGGGCACGCTCTCCTGGAGCAAGGAGGAGCAGGTCGACCTGCCCATCCAGCTGACCGTGCTGGCCGATACCAGCCGGCCCGCTGGCGACCAGGTCGGACGGTGGGAGGAGTACACGGCGTAGCGTGAGCGCACGACCAAATGACCTGGGGACGGCCGGGCTTCGCAGGCGGCTCGCAGCAACGCCTGGCTGTCCCCGGTCACAGACCTGCGGAGGCAACGAAGAGCATGACACAGACAGACATCAAGCCACCGACGCCAGACGAAGTCGTGATGGCTCAGGAGCGACGCTTCCAGGTGGGCGAGCGCGAGATCGTGGTGCGCCCCCTGGTGATCGGGGACTTCAAGCGCATCGCCGCAGACCTGGGGGCGATTGCGCAGCGTGTGGCGCGGGAGCATCCGGAAATTGATCTCGCCAAGCCGGACGAGCACCTGGAGGCGATCTTCCCCATCCTGGGCGAGGCAGTGGGGCGGCTGTTTCAGCGACTCTTCGGGGTCGAGGAGTCGTACCTTGACGACCACCTGACCCTGGCGCAGGCGGCGCAGATCATTGCGGCCGCGCTGGAGGTCAACCAGCTCCCGGACATCCGAAAAAACGTGGGGCGCGCCCTCCAGCTCGCGAAGACGACGGCGATTCCGTAAGTCTGGGCTGGGCGGGCGCGTTCGACTTGCTGCAGAGCGCGTATGGATGGACGCACGAGTACATCCTCTGGCACGTGACTCCGGCGCAGGCGCTGGTATGGGCGGAATGCATTCGCCGCAGACGAGCCCTCCAGCTGGCCGAGGAGGCCGAGTTGACGTACATCGCAGCGGCCGCCTCGCAGGGAGGCAAGAAGGCCTTCCAGGCACTGCGGTCTGCAGTGCGCAGACTGCGCAGGGAGGCGGGCTTGGAGAGGCGGCCGGACCCTGAAGAACTGGCGCGATCAATGGGGCTGACCGATCGGAGACGTGAGAAGACAGAATGACCGTCGGAGCCATCACCGCGCAACTGCGGCTGGACATGACGCAGTTCCGGGAGGGGCTGACGAAAGCCAACTCCCTCCTGGAGCAATACAGCGGCGCGTCCATGAGGGCGAGCGCGATGCTCGCAGGCTTCGGCGCGGCGGTGGCCGGTGGGATGGGCCTGGCGGTCAAGGCCTCGGCGGAGTTCGAGGCCGAAATGCGCAACGTCAACTCCATCCTGAAAGAGAGCGAGCCGGCCTTCCGCGCGCTGTCGGAATCGGTGCTGGCCCTCGCGGGCAAGGTGGGGCAGGCTCCCGAGATCCTGGCTCGCGGTCTATACGACATCGCCTCTTCCGGGTTCAGCGGGGCGGAAGGTCTGAAGGTGCTGGAAGCCTCCGCGGTGGCGGCTACGGCCGGGATCTCTGACACCGCCACCGCCAGCAAGGCGATCACCGCGGTGCTGAACGCCTACGGCATGAGCGCGGACTCGGCCGGACACGTTTCCGACGTCCTGTTCAAGACCGTCGAGCGGGGCGTGATCACCTTCGGCGAGCTCGCCCAGAACATCGGCGATGTGATCTCGACCGCCGCACAGGCGAAGGTTCCCCTGGAAGAGATCGGCGCGGCGATCGCCACCATGACGCGCGCCGGCGTGCAGGCGCCTGAAGCCGTGACCTCCCTCAACCAGGTGCTGCTGTCGTTCATCCGCCCCACGGACCAGGCGAAGGCTGCCGCCAAGAAGCTCGGCATCGAACTGACTGCCACCAACCTGGCCGCCAGGGGCCTGGTCGGGATGGTGCAGGAGATGGGCACCGCGTTGAAGATCGGCGCGGATGACCTGGACCAGATGCAGAAGGCGGGAGCCTCCGACGCCGAGGTCATGGCCCTTGTGGCTCAGCGCTCCGGCGTGGCGACCGAGCAGCTAGCGGAGCTTTTTCCTAACGTGCGGGCCTTGCGGGGCGCGCTCGTCCTCGCCGCGCAGGGGGGCAGAGTATTCGCCGAGGACGTGCAGGCGATGGCCCAGGCGACCGGAGCATCGGCTGCCGCGTTCGCAGAGCAGAGCAAGTCCTTCCAGGTACAGTGGACCAAGACCTGGGCCGGCATGCGGGCCTTCATGGTGCAAGTAGGCTCGGCATTCCTGCCAGTGCTCAAGGCGCTGGCGGAAGTCCTGAAGACCGTCGTGCAGATGGCTGAGGCGATCCCCGCTCCGCTGCGGACCATCCTGGCGGTGGTGGCGCTGCTGGCAGCAGGTTTCGCCTCGCTCACCGCATCCTTCATCCTCTACAACGCCTACCTGAAGGAGGCCGTTGTTCTCTCCGGCGGGATGGTCGGCGCGATGCGCCAGATGACCGCGAGCATGGCCGCCGCGAACGTGCAGGTCAACCTAACCGGGCTGTCACTCGGCAAACTGGCGGCCGGCGCCAAGGCGGCCGGAGCGGCCTTGCTTTCCAGCCTGCGGGGCGGGGCGCTGGGGTTCGCCGCAATCACCGTCGGTCTGGGACTGCTCTATCGCCAGTTCTCCGAGGCCGACCGCATGGGCAAGGAGTTCGCGCAGACGCTCCTCGACCTGGACCGGCGGGCCTTCAAGGTCAAGGTGCGCCTGGAGGAGATCCAGACGCCCTCCTTCTGGAGCCGGATGATGGAGTGGGCCGGCTACCGCACGCGCGACATGGATCGCTTCCTGGCCCAGATGAACCAGTACAAGCAGCGGGTCGAGGGAGCGGAGAAGGCCCAGCAGAGCCAGGAGGCGCGCACCGGCAAACTCAAGCAGATCGAGCAGGAACTCGCGCGCTTCCGCGGTGAGGCGCATGCGGCCCGCATGAAGCAGATCTCCGACGAAGCTCAGGCGCTCGAGAAAGACCTGGCCGAGGCCGGGATGAAGCCCGAGGAGGCGAGAGCACAGGCGGCGCGCTGGGCAGCCGCGGCCCGGTCTGCGGCGGAGCGGCAAGCCAGCAAGGACATCCAGGAAGCCGAGATCAAGCTGCTCGAACTCCAGAGACGCAATCACGAAGCACGGATGCGCCAGATCGAACTCGAGGCCCAGGCGGTTAAGGAGAAGTACCTCGCTGCCGGGCGGGGTGAAGAAGCGGAGGAAGCGGCCCGACAGTATCGCCTGGCCGCCATCGCCGCTTACGAGCGAGAGCGCAAGGACATCGTCCTCCAGGCCGAGCAGAAACTGGTCGAGGCGCTGGTCGGCCACGAAGACCAGGTCGCCGGCGCCAGGGAGCGCATCCATCGCGTTCGCCTCCAGCAGATCGAATCCGAAGCCCAGGCGATCAAGAGCCAACTGATCGCCGCGGGCGAGGACGCGACAAAGGCGGAGATTGCCCGGCGGCAGTTCCTGGCTGCGAAGACGGCGGAACTCGCCAAGCAAGAGGCCGAAGAGCGCGCCCACATCTTCGAGCAGAGCGCAGACCAGATCGTCTCCTCATGGATCACTGCGCTTGAAGGGATGCGCCAGGCCGATCGCCTTCAGACTGGCGAGTACCTCGCGCAGCTCTCCCGCGTCCTCGATCTCATCCGCCAG